AATTTCATCAATAAATCCATAATCTTTAGCCATTTGTGCATCCATCCAAGTTTCATTATCCATTAATTCAGATAAAGTTTCCTTATCTGCTTTTGTTTTATTTAAATATGTTTCAATAATGCTGTTTTTAACCTTATCAAGCATTTCGACAGTTTTTTGCATTTCTTGATTATTCCCATAAGCAAAAGTAATCGGATTGTGAATCATAAATAAAGCATTTTTAGGCATTCTTACAGTATCACAAGCACTTGTTATGATAGTTGCAGCACTCGCTGCCAATCCATCAATATTCGCTGTCACTTTAGCTTTGTGATTTTTAAGAGTATTCGCTATTGCTACAGCACTAAATACACTCCCACCTGGACTGTTTATGTGTAAAATTATGTTTTCTACATCCCCAAGATTTTCAATATCCTGCTTAAATGCCTTGTCAGATATATCATCCCAATATTCATCACTTCCAATACTTCCATAAAGTATCAGTTCAGCTGATTTTTCTTCATCATTCTTCATCACGTTCCAAAACTTCAATTGTTTGGGCATTTATTGCCACTCCTTTCTCTGTTAATAATTTATTTTCTTTAGCCAAAACTCTTACATTCTGCTCAAAATCTCCACCATTAAGTTCGGCTGTTTCTCTCGTCCTAGTCGATAATCCATTATTGATTCTTATAACTGCCGCATTAGCCTCTTTTAACGGATCTATTTGCCCTTGAGACGGTCCGTTCCATTGAGAACCACACCACGCTTTATCTATAAGAAAATCAGTTCCATAATTTTTAAGTTCAACTCTACCTAACAAATACGCTTCGTTTAACCATTCCTCATAAATAGGCTGGGTAAAATTCTCTACAAACCATTCACGCCTTTTCCTGAACATTTTCCACGCTTCCAGAAGTGCCGCACGGCTTGCTGAATAACTTGCTGTAAAATGCTTTATCAAAAGTTCATAAGGAACTTCCAATGCACTTCCTATCTGCCTTAAGATGCTTGTAACAAAAGGGTCAAACTGTGCATTAGGTCTTCCTGGATTAGTAGCTTTCGCTTTTTCTCCTGGATTAAGTCCTACAACCATTCCTGGTGCAAGTTCTATAGTAGTTTCATCTTCCGAATCTACCAGCAAATCATTTTCGACTGCTTCAAGTTCGCCTACATCAGCACCGCTCGAATTTTCGGCTTCACTTTCAATAAAAATTGCATACATTCCACTTATAACTGCTGCCATTAGTTCAGCTTCAGTATAATTTCCGAGCTGCTTTAAATTCTCAATAACTGGAGATAATATTGGAATTCCCCTTACCTGTTCAGGTCTTTCTGTGAAAAGAAGATGTATTATATTTTTTTGATTTTCACTTCCATAAACTTTTATAAGTTTCTCACTTACTCCCCCAGTTGCGTCTAATGGATGTTCAGATGAAACATAATATCCTTCAATTCTTCCGTTTTTATCTATTTTCACACCTTCAACTACACGTTTATCCGAAATCATATTGTTTGGAGTATATATTCTGTCAGGCTCTAAAATTTCTAATTTTAAACTATATGGATTTTTTGGAGTTTCAAAATAATTCAATTTTATAAAACATTCTCCGTTCATCAATACTGTCAAAAATACAAGTTCCTGAATCTGATAAAAGTTCATAGTTCCTAAATTATCAATTTTATCTTTCGACCAAAGCTCAAATTCTTTTTCAATCAATTCTTCTACCTTAGCTGCTTCATCATCGCTTATCCCTATTGTTTCACTATCAATAGCCGCTTTTAATTTCAATCCACTTCCAACAACGTTTGTGTTAATAGTTTTTAATGCTCCCGTTGCAACAGAAGTTCCCATATATAAGTCTCTTGAACGTTCAATCAATTTTTTACGGTTCTTATAAATATCCTTTTTTACTCCACCACCAGTACTTTGCCAGCCCAACATTGATTTTTTAGTAGTTGAAGCACCGTGATTTGAATATCCAGTATTCAGAATTTCCAGTTTTCTTCTTGCTTGAAATCTTTTAAGTCCTTTTTCTGGGTTAAACACTGTTACTAATTTATCAATAAAATTCATAAAACACCTCCTTTTCCACTAAAGATTTCTAGGAACACCTCTTCTTACTCTCCTGTTACCCCTGCCATTTATTTTTTGCAGCTCATTTTCCCAATAGCTTCTGCCTTTTCTTATTTCATCAATACTCATTCGTGTAAGTTCTCTAGTTCCTATCTTATAGCTTTTTCCACTCAAGACAGCCCGTTCTGCTTTGGTATATTCTGTGAGCATTTCTAAAATATATTCTCTCGAATAATTTGATTTTCCCATTTATTAAATTCCTTTCGATAATATTTTTCTTTTTTTAACAGTCTTAGTTTGCTTTATTGCCTCCGTTGTATATTTTCTTTCTAAATTTGGATTTGCTATTAATAATGCTGCATAAGCATAATTTCTAATATCAAGCGGCTCATTACGTTTGGTTCCAATTGTTTTCCATATAGTTTTTCTCTTCCCTTTTTCCCAGACGGTTGTTTTAACTTCCGAAGTAATCCCTTTAAAATATGCCTCATCATATCCACGCTCGACATTATCGGGAAAGTGCATATATTTTGGTCCAGGCAAATCAATCTTTAATCTTGATAAAATAGTCTCTTTTCCAGAATTGACTCCTAAAACAAATAAACTTATTCCCATTCTATTCGTTTTAGTAGGTTTAGATATAAATGATTTTCCGTCTCCGCCTTGACCTTTGATTCCAAAAATCCGTTTTATTTCCCGTGGCTTTACATATTGATAAACTTCCTGTGTAAAATGTCCTCCTGTATCAATACAAGTACAAATAATTTTTATTTTTTCTCCATTTTTATAAGAAAATTCAGTATCTAAAAATCTATCAAGCTGTTCCCAAACATAATTTTCAGCAGGACTTCCCATAAATACCTTATAATAAATTCCCCAGCTCTCTTCTCCGACACCCCAGCCGACAACTTCTACTTCTAGCCTGTCATCCTGTACATCGACTCCAGCGGTCAGGACTGAAACTTTATCAGGAATTTCACATCCATAATGTTCTTTCCTTGATTCCAAGTCCGCAAAATTTATTCTCTCTATCCTGTCTTCCCAAGTTTCTCCAAGTGCAGTATTAGTAAACACCTTCATCATCTGAACATCTCCTGTTGATTCCTTAAACTTCTTAATAATGCTTTTCCAAGTCGAAAAGGGGCTATACAATTCGCTAATATGAAATCCTCTGACTAATTCACTGTCAATTTCATTATTTCCAGCTATCCATTCGCCATATTTCATATTTTTTTTCCATTCATACTCATTGGAAACTTCCAAACAATCCGAACATTTATGCCCTACACTTTCAAAAATTATATTTCTCCATTCTAATTTCTGCATTGTTCCGCATTTCGGACAAGGGATATAATATTCTTCCTGTGTACTATTTTCGTATTCCCTTTCAATTCTGCTTTCCCCTTTAATTGTAGGTGTACTTGTTAAAACAATTTTTCTATTCAATGTCCAAGTTTTAGTTCTCTCGATTGCCAAATTTAATGTATCCCCCTCATCTTTTACATTAGATGGGAATCTATCTATCTCATCAGCGAGCAAAACTCTAATTGGTCTACTTGCTAATTCTGCTGCCGAGTTACTTCCAATTAATACAATATATCCACCTGGAAATTCCTTTTGTCTTTTTGTATCTCTTGAATTTTCGTTCTCAATAATTTTACTTTTTAATTGTGGTGTTGACTGAATCATATCGTTGAGCCTCGTGGTCGAAAAGTCTTGTGCCATATCCTTTGTCGGCATCATAAACATTATAGGAGATGGTTCATAGTCAGCATAGTACCCAAATGTATTCATAAGAAGTTCTGTTTTTGACAATTGAGCACCATACATCATTACTACCTTTTCTGTTTTTTTACTTGATATAGCTCTCATAACTTCTCTTTGAAAAGGAACTCGGTCAGTTCTCCATTTACCAGGTTCAGCTGAACTTTTAGTTGACAATACTCTATACCTATCTGCCCACATATCTATTGTTAGTTTGGGTGGAGGTTTTAAAACAGAAAATATTTTTCTAAATAAATCATTTGCTTTTTTTAGGTCTGCCACGTTTCCGTTTTTCAACTTTTTCCACACCTTCCTCTTCGTCATCATCTTCAACAAAATTTTTATTTTTAAATAGCTCTGGATTATATTCGCTAAGTTCTTCTAATGCTTCTAATATTGAATCCTGAATCACTTCTTGAATTTCCCCTAAATTATCGAGTGCAATTAATTGTGGAGCTAGCCGATTAGACAAAGAAAGCAGCCTTCCTTTTAAATTCATAAGACTATCTGTCATTACTTTTTCAATAACACTTGCCGGATGTAACTGATTCTTCAATTCCTTAATTTTTAAGTCCTTCAATTCCGTATCTTTTTTTATTTTCTTTATTTCTTCCCTAATTTTTTCATCTTTCAAGTTTACATCTGCCTCGTTTTTAGTTTCTATATACTCAATATATCCTTGAACACTCTCAAAAAATAAATACTTGCCTTTTTCCGTTTTTTTGATTATTCCTTCATTAGCCAAATTCCGAAGGTGTCTATCCGTTATTCCCAGTAATTTCGCTAATTCTGTCACTTTTATTATTTGATTTTCCTTTACTAACATAAACACCTCCTTCGGAACGGAAACGGACTAAAAAAAAACTTGTATCTAAATGTTTTTCGGGACTCGCCAGACCCGGAGCCCAAAAAAATCTCTCCAAAGTACCTTTTCAATTTTCATTTTTTTGATATTTTTTCCTTTACCTTTTGCGTCATCTCCCTGTACTCATTGTCCATTTCCCTTTTCTTTCTCAAGCTCTCTCTACATCTGTCAAGATACACGTCATACATCTTTATCTTCACACTATCTATCTTAGTATCCAATTCCTTATTTATATTCTCTAGTTTATTTAAAAATTCAAGGCTCTGATTAATTCTTTTCTCTATATACTTTCGTAACCATTTTTTTAAATAACTCATAATAATTATTAGGATAACTGTTATTACTAAGTAATAAGATGTAATCGCTATGATTATCATATTCTTAAATCCTTTTTAGTTTTTTAGCCCAAAAAAAGAGCCGACTTATAAATAGACTATATTCCTATAGCTTATCTACAAATCGGCTCATTAACTTTCATAACTCTTGCCTTTATCCAATTGTATCTGTCTTTTTTCTTTTAATTATTTTTCCGTTATTGAAAACAATTGTCATTTCTCTTTCACCTTTTTTCTTCATCTCTTCCAATAAAATTACTATAAAATGAAAAAGATTTTTATTGTTTTCAATTTGTCTTATCTGCTCTTTAGTAAGCATTTTATCACCCTTTCATTATACCTTATTTTATCAATATTTGCAACTGTTTTAAGTGATATTTTTACACTCTGATTGCAAAAAATACAATCAAGTTTATTATTGCATAAATCAACAGAATATTTAAAAACCAAAAAACTAAAAAATACGTTACATTGTAAGGTGTATAATTAATTTTAGTTATTCCTCTTAATTTCTTCTTTACATCTTCAACTAAAGCATACAGATAGCTAACTAAAAAGAAAACTAAAAATATTGTAATTGTTGCACTTAAAATTCTTGTCATTATTTCTAATATCATTTTCTTCTCCCTTGTTTTTTAGTTTTTTATATTAATTTTAATAATTCGTCAATCTTTTTTTGTTTTTTAATATATTTACTTGGTTCTTCTACATGGACATCTACTATTTCAATAGTCAATATTTTATCGTCATTTTTTAATTTATTTACAAATTTTTCTGCTTCTTCTGCTGTCAGTAGTATATTTTTTCCTATCTTCTTCCTAGTCTTTTTAAAGTTCTCGATTCCGTTTTTCTTGTTTTCCTCTATAATTTCTGCAATCAACTCCTGCAATTTATTATTTACGTTATCCTGTTCTTTCATTTTATCCTCCTAATTCTTTTCTAATTAAAACGACTTTTCACGACTGTTATTTTTCCTTATAAACATTACATTTTTACACGTTATTCCGGCCAAAACGACTTTCTGCGACTGAACTTTATTTCTCTGTAAATCCTTTAAAATGCCCCTTATATATTTTCTTCAATTCCTTAACTTCTTCCTCTGCCTTTATTTCAAAAGGCTCTATTTTTAACTCTTTCAGCTTTTTCATTAATTTATTTCTTCCGCCGCCAACTCCGTGATCTACTCCTAAATGCCACTCTGCTGATAACGGCAAATAACTGTTTCCCACC